TACTGACCGGCGAAGTCCTGACCGAACTTGAAGCCACGGTTCGCGCCCTGGAGAAGCGTGTGGGGGAGTTGGAACGCAACGAGCACGGCCACTGCACCCAGTGCGGCAAACCCACCCCCACCGGGTGTATGACCCACTGTTCCCCTGACACCCCATGCCCGAAAGTGAGGGCAGCGTGACCCAACCCTGCGCCACAGGTTGCACTCGTCCCACTCAGACGATGCTGTGCACCACCTGCCTCACCGAGGTGGTGACCGACCTCCGGCAGATCGTCCACGGCGGCATCCTCCGAACCAGGGAGCATGCGCGGGGGAACGTGGACGACTACCGGCCTGGCCTGTACGAGGAACTCGTCACCACGCTGGCTCGCCAGCACCAGTTCGGCACCCCCATGAAGACCTCGGGAGGCTCCGATCAGCCGGTGATGTTCCACAAGGCTGCAAGTGAGGCGAAGTGGATGCTGGAGAACACCATCTCCACGTGGGCCAGGGACTTCGCCGAGACCTACACCCACCTGACCCTCACCGCCACGACCACGGTCGAAGCAGCAGGGTGGATGGCCGACTTCGCCGGACTCCTCGCCGACCATCCCGCAGCAGGGGAGTTGCACGACGAGATCACCTCCGCCGTGAGGACCGTCCGCAGGGTCATCGACCGACCGGCGGACAAGGTCTACCTCGGACAGTGCGGTTACGAGGTAGGCGGAGAGGTCTGCCCCGAAGACCTCTACTGCACTCCCGAGCAGACATGGGTGCATTGCCCCACCTGCGGATCGGACTGGGACACCCAGGCCCGCAGGAAGCGTCTCCTGGAGGTCGCGGAGGACCAACTCGACACCGCCACCAACATCTCCAGGGCACTATCTCGCCTCGCCCGTCCAGTGTCGGCAGCGGCGATCCGTGGCTACGCTCACCGAGGGAAGCTCACGCCCCATCCACCGCGGCACGACGACCCCCGGAAAGATCCGCTGTACCGCATCGGGGATGTCCTCGACCTGCTCCACGACACCCAGAAAGAGGCCAGTTGATGGAAGCTCACATCGACCCCGAGGTTGAGAAGCGCCAGAAGCTGATCAACTACCTCGAGAACATCCTCGATGAGGTTCGCGACGAGTCCCGCCCGATCGAGAACTTCGTCCTCACTGTCGATCGCCCATCGGAGGAGGTGTCCAACCCGGAAGGCATGTGGGTAGAGCGCCGACCTACTGGCGGTTCGTCGTACAACCTCGATCTGACGATCGGCCGACCTCGGAGCATCTGACACGCCGTAGATCACCCCGTCTTGCCTGCGACCAGCGCGAACGCGTAGATTGGTCACAGTGGGTGTCGTGTCCGAGTAGGACACCACCCGAAACCCCCGTAGACCAGCAGGTCACGGGGGTTTTCTCCTGCAGGGAGGCGATCGTGAATGCCCCACACCGCTGGCTGCTGTGGCTCGCAGCGACCCTGACGTCCTTCCTGGCCCTCGAGCTCCCCGCCCTCCGTGACCGCGCCCCCGACAAGCCCTCCGGCACCCTGTCCACCGTGTTCAGGGCGTGGCTGGGTGTCGACCCGCTGCACTGGCGCCGCTTCCTGCTGGTGCCCGCGTTCCTCGGGTGGTGCGGCTGGCTGGCCTGGCACATGGCGAAGGGATGGTGGAGACGGTGACGTGCCGAGACACGAAACAGATCCGCATCAACATCACCCGGGCCCGTATCGACCTCGCCCTCGAAGCTGGCGACAGGCGCAAGTTCGTGCAGCTGGCCATGCTGCTCCGGGACCTCAAACGCCAAAGCCAAGATCAAACTACCGCCGAACCCGCAGGTCGCACCCATACCAACCAGTAACTACTGCTCGACCCCCGACGCATCCAAGCAGATCTGCGCGAACGAATCCGCCGCCAACTGCCACGCACCCGGCGTCAAGTCAGCAGCGTTACCCAACGCCTTCCCAGCCTCAGCCAACCCCGTGGTCTGCGACTTAGGCGCCCACTCGTTCACCGTGTTCGCCAACTCCACCCGAGCCTGTCCCGTCTGCGCCGACTCATAGCCCGTCCCGAAGTCCTCACACGCGAACCGCCCCGCCTGGTCCAGCTTCGACGGGTCCACCGGTTCCTCCTCGGGAACCGAACAGCCAACCAGCACCAGGGCAGCACACATCACACCGACGAATGTCCTCATGGCCCACCCCATCGCCAAGGACACCCCCAGCGCTACACCGTGGGGAGGACTACCCATGGCGGGTCACACGATTGGCCGAACGACCAGACGGTTCAAGCGCCTCGCCGCCGACCTCCGCACACAGCGACGACCATGCTGCCGATGCGGACAGAAGATCGACTACGAGCTACGACACCCCGACCCCGGCTCGTTCACCGTCGAGCACATCAAGCCCTGGTCCACACACCCCGAACTCCGTGAAGATCCCAGCAACCTCGACGCCGCACACCTCGGATGCAACAGCAGCAAGGGCAACGGCGACGGCAAGCCCACCCTCGGCTCCACCTCCCGGCGGTGGTGATGCCCCGCAACGTAGTCCTGATCTGCGGACCCCCCGGGGCAGGCAAGACCACCCACGCCCACTCCCTCGACCTCCCCGTCTACGACATCGACGATCCCCAGTGGAACAACAACGAGCGCTACTTCCGCACGGCACTGCAACGCCTCGGCCACGCACCAGGTGCACGGGCAGTCGTCATCCGCTCCGGCGCCACCCGCTCGGCTCGAGCCAAGGCGGCCGAACTCATCGACGCCACTCACGTCCAGGTGATTGACACCGACCCGAAGCTGTGCATCGAGCGCGTCATCAGTCGAGCAAGACCACGCCCGCCGCTCCACGTCCAGATAGCAGCGGTCACGAGTTGGTGGGACAAGTACGAACCAGACATCGGGATCACCTCCCGACGGTGGTGAACAAGACCCACCCCAATATCACCCACCGTCACTGACTACAGAGAGTGGGGGAGGGGGTCGGCGAGCTCAGCCGCCGCAGGGGGCCAAACGCCGGGGGACTGGGCCATCTACCGGAGAGGACCCCACCCCATCGCGCGCATGCACGCGCGCGACGGAAGCAGGGGAGGAGGTGGGGATTCCATGGCTGACATTCGAGGCGCGTTCGAGAAGTCGGTAGCCGCGAACAGCGAACTCGTCGAAGACCTCGACGCTGCGCTGGTCGAGTCGGGACGAACCATCGCCGAGCGTGTCGACGCCGCCATGAAGAGCGGCGAGGGTCAGGAGGTCACCAAGGCCCTGTACCTCGTGCCGCATCTGATGAACGTTCTTCGCGAGATGTACGCGACGCCGAAGTCGCGGCATGAAGCTGGCCTTGGCAAGGAGGGGGCACGTGGCAAACTCGCAGAAGTCCGCGACCTCCGAAAGCGGCCGGCGCCATCGAAGAAGCACGGCGAGACGGCCTGACAGGCGGGGCAGCGAAACTCCTCGGATCTTTACGCCACCACTTAGGCCGCTGACACGCTCGACCACTCTGGGGTACGAGTGCATCGATTTTGCGGAGGACTCGCTCCGCTTGGAATTGATGCCCTGGCAGAAGTGGTTCCTGCTCCACGCGCTCGAACTTCATCCCACAGAGGTGGACGAGCAGGGCGATCCAGTGTTCCGTTTCCGTAAGGTGATCCTGCTGGTCGGACGCCAGAACGGAAAGTCCACCGTCATGCAGGCGCTCACGTTGTGGCGCATGTACGTCGACCGGTGTTCGTTGGTTATCGGGACTGCGCAAGACCTGGAGATAGCCGAGTCCCTGTGGGCCGAGTCGGTGGAGATGGCCGAGGAGACCGAAGAGTTGTCGGTCGAGATCGCCAAGGTTGAGAAGGGGGCGGGGCGGAAGAAGTTCCGCCTGCGAACCGGCGAGGAGTACAAGGTAAAGGCCGCGACCCGCCGCGGAGGCCGCGGACTCTCGGGGGAGCTGGTGCTCCTCGACGAGCTGCGCGAGCATCAGTCGTGGGACGCATGGGGCGCGGTCACGAAGACGACCAACGCCAAGTCGCGTGCCCAGGTGTACGGGATCTCGAATGCTGGCGACGCGACGAGCATTGTGCTCCGGTACCTGCGCAAGATGGCCCACGCCGACCTTGGTGACCCTGATGGGCTCAATACTGACGAGGCGCCGGAAGACTTACTCGACGATGGCGAAGAGGTCGACGATTCCGCGCTGGCCATCTTCGAGTGGTCAGCGGCACCCGGTGCCAGTATTAGTGACCGGGATTCATGGGCGCAGGCGAACCCCGCGCTCGGGTGGCGGATCCGGGAAAGCACGCTCGCCAGTGATGCACGCACCGACCCGGAGTGGATTTTCCGCACCGAGGTGCTGTGCCAATGGTCCGACGGATCGTTGGAGGGCCCTTTCCCGCCAGGCTCATGGGAGGCGACGACCGAGGCGGACTCTGCGGCTGCAGAGGACTCGGATCTGACGATTTGTGTGACAACCTCCTGGGACAGGTCCACGACGTACATCGGTGTGGCGGGGTGGCGGCCCGATGGGCTGCCGCACGTCGAGGTGATCGCGCAACGCACCGGCTCGGAGTGGGTGGTTCCCTGGCTGACCGACACCGGCCGCGACGAGGCGATCAAGACCGCGCCAGTCGTGGTTCAGTCGAACAACGCGCCAGAGTCGGGCCTGATCGAACCGCTACGTAGGGCCGGGGTCGAGGTCGTCGAATGGAAAGGCCCCGACCTGGGGATATCGTGCGGCGATCTCTACGACCGTGTGCGCGCCGCGGTGGAGGACGGCGAACCGGACGAGCAAGAAGAGCCTGCTCGCGAGATTCGCGTATACCACCGCCCCCAGCCAGTCCTAGACCTCGCAGCCGCGACGGCTGTGACGAAACCGCTGGGCGATGCGTGGGTGTGGGACCTGGCCCGTTCGCCGAACGACGCCGCGCCGCTGAAGGCAGTGACCGGCGCGCTGTGGGCGCTGCTGACACACGAGGCAGAGGAACTGCCCGATGCCGACATCTTCTGAGGGAGGACACCGCCGATGACGCGAGCCCGTATCGCTGTGACGTGCCTGGGGGTCGGCGTGTGCGCCGCCCCGACGGGCGCGTACCTGCAGTGGGGTCTCGGCCCGGCGCTGCTGCTGGTGGGCTTCCTGCTCGTGCTGATCTCGATCGTCCTCGGCTGGGGCGCCTGACATGGGTTGGCTGACAGGCAAGACCGAAGCCAAGACGTCCGGTGCGAGCGCGCCCGAAGTCAAGAGCGTCGGCGGTGGCGCCTTCCTGTCGTCGATCCTGGGCGGCGGGTCTGGCGACGAAGCGCTCTACCCCGAGCCGGGTTTCGAGTCGCACGCGAACGTCGGCTTCCGGCGCAATGAACTGGTCTACAGCTGCATCATGGAAAAGGCGACGTCGTTCCCGGAAGCTCCGCTGCGTGTGTATGGCGGCGACGGTATCGGCGAGCCGCGAGAGAACCACCCGTTGCGTGTATTGATTTCGAATCCAAACGCAGCATTGTCCGAGTTTGAATTGATGGAATTAACTTCGATTCATTTAGATTTAGCGGGCAATGCTTTTTGGGAAATCGTTCTTAATAGGGCGGGCGTTCCGGTTGAGCTGTGGCCGCTGCGGCCGGACCGTGTGCGCATCAAGCCGCAGCGCAACGGGCAGCACGAGTACAGCTACGTGCTCGACTACTCCCGCGAGGTCCCGCTGGGCACGGACGTCGTGCACTTCAAGTTGCCCAACCCGCTGGACCCCTACCTCGGTCAGCCCGCACTACGGCCCGCGCTGCGGGCGGTCGCGCTGGACAACGAGGCGACCGACTTCGTCAAGGCGCTCCTGCAGAACCGCGCCGTGCCTGGTGTGGTGATCGAGACCGAGCAGAAGATCGACCAGGCGCTGACCGAGCGGCTCGAGGCGAAGTGGTTCCAGAAGTTCGGGGGCAATCGGCGCGGCGCTCCAGCGTTCCTGCAGAAGGGCATGAAGCCGCACGTCCTGGGGCTCAACCTCAAGGACCTCGAGTTTCCCGATCTGCGGACCATCAGCGAGACGCGGATCTGCATGGCGCTCGGCGTACCCCCGATCCTAGTCGGGGCCAAGGCAGGACTGGACCGCAGCACGTTCGCGAACTACGGGGAGGCGCGCAGCGCGTTCTGGGAAGAGACGCTGATGCCGCTGCAGCAGCGGATGCAGCAGACCATCGCGAAGAAGCTGATGCCGTACTTCGAGACCGGTCCGCGGCCGCGGCGCAAGGTTGTGCGGTTCGACAACAGCCTGGTCCGTGCTCTGCGTGAGTCGGAGGGCAAGCGCTGGGAGCTCGCGACCCAGGCACTGCGCGCCGGCGGTATCACCATCAACCAGTTCGCCCGCCAGGTCGGCCTGCCCACGAACCCCGATGCCGATGTGTACCTCCGGCCCGCGGGTGTCATCCCGACCGACGCCGCTGGACGCCCGCTGTTCGAGCAGCTGCCCGGCACCTCACCCGTTGACGAGCCGGACGAGCCGCTGACGGATGACCAGAAGCGCATCGCTGAGGCCCTTCATTGGATGAGCAAGGGCGACCCGCCGAAGTACGCGAGCCAGAAGCGTCTGAGTGCCTCCGAGGTGAAGAAGCAGGTCACCGACGCCGAGCGGGAGCGGTTCACAAAGGCCATCGCGAAGTACGTCGGTGACCTGCAGGAAGCCATCATGGTCGACCTGGCTAAGGCCAACGCCAAGGCGATGGCGGTCAAGGCCTGGGACGTGCGCCGGTGGAACACGGCCCTGACCGCGGTGCTGCTGGCGCATACGACCGTGTTCGCCAGGGCGTCGGCGCGTGAGGTGGATCCAGACGAGGACGTCTCGATCATGGACGGTTGGCTGGAGTCAGTCGCCGCGAGTACCGCGGCCGCGTGGAACGCCGCGACGCAGGACGACGTCGCGAAAGCGGCCAAGGAAGCCGAGTGGGAAGACGCTGTGGCCCACGTGTTCGAGATCGCCGCGACCTCCCGGGCCGCAGAGCTCGCCACCTCACTGGCCACCCAATCCTCCGGGTTCGGGGCGGTCGACACCGCGAAGCGCGCGGGGCTCGGTACCAAGACCTGGGTCACCAGCTCCGGAGACCCTCGGTCGGCTCATGCCCGCCTGAACGGCGAGACGGTCTCGGTGAAGGAGAAGTTCAGCAACGGCGCCCGCTGGCCGGGGGATTCCAGCCTGCCGGACGACGAACGCATCAACTGCAAATGCAGCGTGATCTTCGAGGAAGGGAATTGACCATGGGACTCGAAAGGCTTGTCGTCCCGATCGAGTGGAAGGCAGCCGACGACGACCAGACCCTCGAGGGTTTCGCGTCAACGTTCGGCAACGTCGATCTGCAGGGCGACATCGTAGTAAAAGGCGCGTTCAAGAAGACGATCGCGAACATCAAGGCCAACGGCATCCCGCTGCTCGCCGACCACATTCCCAGCACCGCGCACGTCCTCGGCACGATCTTCGACGCCGAGGAGCGCGACAAGGGCCTGTGGATCAAGGCGAAGCTGTCCAAGGCGCCGTCCGCGCAGGACACCCGCACGAAGCTGATCGAAGGTCATCTCAAGAAGATGTCCATCGGCTACGAGACGATGGACCACGCGTTCGAGGACACCAAGGACGGCCAGCGGGTACGTCTGCTGAAGGAGCTGAAGCTCTGGGAGACCTCCGTCGTGGTGATGCCGGCGAATCCAGCCGCGACGATCAGCCGGGTCAAGTCGGTGGTCGCCGAGCTCGGTGACGATGACCGCAAGGCGCTCATCCACGAGATCGCCTCCCCCCAGGACATCGAAACGGCAGACCCCACCTACCGCAGCGAGGTGGAATCTAAAGCCACGGTCAACGAGATCCGTCAGCAGCTGGCCACAGCCCTGCGCAACGACGTCTCGATGAACAAGGACCGCTGGCGCTGGATCCGTGACTTCGACGCCAGCCACGTCTGGTTCGAGGACGAGAGCCCCGCCGAGTCGGCCATCTTCGAGCAGACCTACTCCGTGTCCGCCAGCGGCGGGGTCACCCTCACCGGCGAGCCCGTCAAGGTGCGCGCGGTGACCACATACATCCCGGTCGACGAGACCGGGGCGAAGAACGCCCCTGCCGACGAGGCAGAGGCCAAGGCAGCCCCGACTGCACCCGTAGCTGACGAAGCTGCGCCGCCGCCCGACGAGGGCGCTTCGGGATGGGACCGCTGGTCCAGCGAGGCACTACTCGCCGACCGCGATCCCCAGGCGATCGCTGACTCCGCCCACGTTGCGGGCCTGGCCAAGCGTCTCGAGCTGTTCGAGGACTTCCTCAAGCAGGCCGACGCTCCCCGGCCCGTCGCCACGCGCGCGGAACTCAGTGAACGCCTCGCGTCGCTCGAATCCTCGAGCGACGTCGAGTCAGTGCCATCCCGATAAGGAGAAACACAGTCATGGCACATCCTCTGTTGGACAAGGCGGCGCGGCACACAGCCCAGGCTCGTGCGATCAACGACGAGTTCGAGGGCAAGGCGATGCCCGCCGAAGCCGCACACCAGATGGACGGTCACCTCGGCAAGGCGGCCGAGTACCGCAAGCAGTGGAACCGTGAGCAGGCGCTCACCGACAACGAGTCGTTCCTGGACGAGCCGGTCTACAAGCACGACATGGGCGCCGGCGAGTTCAAGGGCTCGGTAGGCGGGACGAGCGCTGGCGAGTTCCTGCTCGACTCCGAGCGCAAGGAGCGCAAGGGGCAGGCGTTCTTCGACTACTGCCGGAAGGGCCTCGACGCCCTCACCATCGAGCAGAAGGCGGACCTCGTCGAGAACGCCACCGGTGAGAACCTGGTGCCGGTCGACTTCTCGGGGACCATCCTCAAGGAACTGCCGCGCGAAGGCGTACTCCGGAACCTGGCTTTCATCCGGCCGACCACGAAGAACCGTGTCGACATCGGCAACGTGGTCATCAACTCCGCCGGATGGGGCAAGTTGGAGACCGGCACCGTTGCGACCGACGGTCTGGCCGCGACTCCGGCCGACAAGGACCAGATCGTCGTCCACGACCTGAACGCTCTGGTGAAGTTGGGGCGGGACGAACTCGAGGACAGCGACGAGAACCTTGCCGAGATCATCCGGTCCGCCCTCGCACTGAAGTTCGGCGAGATGGAGGACGACGCGTTCGCCGCCGGTTCCGGTACTGGCCAGCCGTTCGGCATCGCTGTCAACGCCGACGTGACCCAGGGAGTCACCGCGGCGAGCGGTCAGACCGTGGTCGGCGACGAACTGAAGAAGGTGCCCTTCACGGTGCCCGCCCAGTTCCGTAAGTCCTCGTCTGCCGTGTGGATGGGCCACACCTCCGCCGAGCAGGCCATCGCACTGCTCAAGAACACCGAGGGCAACTACCTGCTGCAGGAGAAGGCCGCCCTCGGCGAGCCCCCGACCCTGTTCGGGTACCGCTGGTACACGGTCGACGGCCTCCCCGCCATTACCACCACTGCGGACGCCGGTGCTGGCACCGACAAGTCGGTGATGTTCGGCGACATGAAGTCGGGTTACATGATCGCCGACCGCCGCCGTCTCACTGTCCAGCGACTCGAGGAGCGCTACGCCGACGAGGGCAAGATCGGCCTGCTGTTCACCCACCGGGTGGGTGGCGACGTGATCCGGCCCAAGGCCCTGGCCTGGTACAAGCTCTGATGGTCGCCGTCACCGCCAGGACCGAGTTCGCCACATACGTCGACGGCGATTGTGTTTCGGTCACGAGCGGACAGACGTTCGACGTATCGCAGGACAAGGCAGACTCCTTGGTCGCGGGTGGGTTGGCGGAACTCGCCGCCCCGCCAGTGACGACGGCCCCGCCGGTGACGACGACTGAGACCAAGCCTGCCGGGGATTCGCCGGAGGCCAAGGTCGTTCAGGTTCCCGAGGTCAAGACCCAGGACCCCGAGAGCACTGACGCTCCGGTCGTCACGTCGGCCGAGGAGAAACCGACCGCGCGCAAGGGCAAGCCGACGCAGCGGCGCACGCGGCGCTAGTTGTTCTCACGGTTTCGGACAGGGGCCGGGTGCCGCCCCTCGGCCCCTGTCTGGACCACCTCACCTCTCGGAGGAACGACCCATGCCTGAACCCAAGTTCTGGGACGAGGACACCCACTCGCCCACCCACGGCCCCGGAATCGCGGACGTGGCACTGACGACGCCCTCAGCTAACGAGATCGAACTGAGGGACGCGCTGAACAGTGCCCTCGCCGCTCTCCGCAGCGCGGGCATCATCGCGCAGGACTGATCCCCATGCCACGACCCATTCACGTCGCCAGCGCTGCGACAGACGATCAAGCGCTCACAGGTGCGGCCACATTGGTCGGGCTGACCGTGCGCGAGTCCGCGGGCACTGCGGCTGTGGCTTCTGTCGTCCTGCGCGACGGTACAGCCGCGACGGACCCAGTGATCGCGGTGGTCGAGCTCGCCGCCAACGAGTCGAAGGTGATCACCCTGCCTGCAGTGGCCATCACTACCGGGGTCTTTGTCGACCGCGAGGCGGGTTCGTCCGAACTGGTCCTCTACGTCCTGTGACAACTGATCGGGGAGGGGCCGTTCCATGACCAACACGCTCGTAACCCCGGCCGAACTGAACGATTTCCCTGGGGCCCCGTTCACCGATTCCATTGTGGATGCGGCCGTCGCCGCTTTGCGACGCGATGCCGGGTGGCACATCGCGCCCGTAGTGACCGAGACCCGGGTCATCAACGCCAACGGCGGGGTATTCCTGCTGCTGCCGACACGGCACCTGGTTGACGTCACTGCAGTACGCGACACATCGGGCGAAAGCCCCGTGGACGTCACCGGCTGGCGCAAGTCGCAATCAGGCGTGCTCTACCGCGAGTACGGCTGGCCTGGCGGCTTCGAGACCATCGAGGCCGACATGGTGCACGGGTACGCCGAGACACCCCCAGAACTGCTGCCCCTGATCGCGCTGTACAGCCAGCTACAGCAGGTGAACGCGACCGTTACCCAGGAGGCCCTGGGCTCGTGGTCGCGAACCCTGCGGTCGCAGGCTCCGTCAGCTGAGGCCGGCTTCCCTCTGGACACGCTCGACGACTTCACAATCCGGGTCGGCTTCTGATGCTGCCTAGCTACTTCCGTACCCACACGATCACGGTGGAGCCGTACGAGGGCGGTGGCGCCTACGGGCCGATCTTCGGCACCGGGGTGGCAGTGGAGTGCCGGGTTGAGGACAAGGTGCAGCTGGTCCGATCCAGTGCCGGCGAGGAAGTTGTGTCCTCGGCGACTGCGTACTGCGATACCAGCGTGCTGGCTCCCCCCGGGTCACGAGTCACGGTCAAGGGCAGGACGACGACGGTGCTGGCGATTACGGACCCTTCTACCGGTGGCCGGTCCCCACTCGATCACCTGGAGGTGTTTCTCAAGTGAAGAGCAGCAACACACCTCGTGGCGGCTACGCCGGTTCAAGCCGCCCGGTCACCGCCGAAGATCTCCCCCTAGTGCCGAGCGGGCCCGCGCAAGGCGCTAAGCCAACGCTCGCCCCGGCTGTTAGTCCCTGCCCCACCTGCGGGCGATGCCGAAAGTGCGGCCGATGAGTTTCAAGTGGCACGGCGCGAAGGTGAAGGCAGCGTTCAGTAAGGGGACCGCGGACGGCATCGAAGCGGCCGGCAAGGCTGTGTACAACGAGTCCCAAAAGCGCGTTCCGGAGGACACCGCGAGGCTGCGGCAGTCCGGTGAGCTCGAGGTCGACAAGGCCAACCTGCGTGCCGTCATCAGCTACGGCAAGAACCTCCCTGACGCTCGTGCGGCGATCGCCCACGAGAAGCTCGAGATCCGCCACCCCGACGGGACGGCGAAGTACCTCGAGAACCCCATGCGCGAGTTGGCCGACGAGATCGGTGGGCTCATCGCGACCAACATCAAGAAGAACCTCCAGTAGAGGAGCAAACGTCATGGCAGCACTCACCGCGCAGGTGATTGACACCGCGGGCACTGCGGTCACCTTCGCCTCCGCCGACGTCGCCGGTGACACGTTCAAGGCGTCCAACGACCGCGCGAAGCTAAAGGTCGACAACGCCAGCGCAGGCTCAATCACCGTCACGATTCCCGTGCACCGCAGTGTCGTCGGACTCGATGTTCCCGATCGCGTCGTGGCGGTTGCTGCGGGCGCGTTCACGGAGATCCCGCTGCTGAAGTCGCTGTATGCCGATCCCGCTGATGGGAACATCGACATCACGTACTCGGCGGTCGCGTCAGTCACCGTAGCCATCACCACCGACTGATCATCATGGGCTTCACCACCAACCTGCTGACCGGGATCGCCGAGCACCTCGACGCGGCAGGTGCGGGAGTGTGGAGGCCCACCGGCGCCTACCTTGACGCTGAGATCGGCATCGTCCTTGGCGTTCCGTCGCAGCAGCCGCCGTCACTGATCGCGCTGGCGGCGTACAACAACTCGGACGATCCGTCTCTATCGGACTCCTCCGTGACGATGCAGGTTCGGACACGGGGTCCGGACGCCGACCCGCGCAAGGCCGACGACCTGGCTGACGCTGTGTTCGACGCGCTGCAAGGCCTACGTGCCACGGCGAATGGGATTCGCGTCGTCTACAGCAGACGAATCTCGACGTTCCCTCTCGGCATCGACGACAACGGTCGTCATGAACGCACGGACAACTACGACCTGACGGTCCATCGGCCGTCGACTCACCGCGAGTAAGGAGATCAGTCATGCCCGCAACCACCAAGGTCCCGCTCGGTGCGTCGACGACCACGAGGAAGTGGTACCTCGACGTCAACACCGGCACCGACGCCACGCCCACCTGGGTCGGGGTTCACGGCATCACGGAGTTCAAGCCCGCGATGGATCCGACACTGCAGGACGACTCCGACTACGACTCCGAGGGCTACAAGTCCCAGACGAAGACCGCCGAGGAATGGGCGGTGGAAGCCAAGGTGGTTCGGAAAGTCACCGCCGCCGACGCCACTGCCTACGATCCCGGCCAGGAGTTCCTGCGGACCAAGTCGGTGGGCAAGTTCGGCGTCGCGAACTCCGCGCAGATCCGCTACTACGAGATGGAGCCCGGCGGGCCCAGGGTCGAGGCGTACAAGGGCAACGCCGCGGTCACCTGGTCCCCGGAGGGTGGCGCCATGGACGAACTGGACATGGTGTCGGTGACCCTCACTGGCCAGGGCAAGCTCGAGCCGATCACCCACCCGGACACCGTCTGACATGGCGTTCAAGGACCTCGGCGACTGGTACGAGATCGGCGGCCTGAAGCTGCCGATCAGAGGCAAGACGTACTCACTGCCGCCCATCTCCGCCGAGCTCGGGCCACGACTGCAGGCGGTGGTCGCGTTCGGCGTCGACGTCAGCCAGGGGCGCAAGGGCGAACTGTCCGACAAGGACAAGGTCGTCCTCGACGACATGGAGGAGTTGGACCTATTCAAGGACATCCTCCACCCCTGCAACGAAGATGACGCCGAGTGCGACCCCCTGCCTGAGGGCCGGTGCTCGCGGGACGTGTACCAGGAGATGACCGACGACGGCGTCCCCTGGAACGCGCTCAAGCTGGCCGCGATGACATCGATGTTCGACGCGGTCTTCGACCGGCAGACTGCCGAGAAGTACTGGGAGTCGCTGGGAAAAGCACCGGCGCCGAACCGGGCGGGGCGTCGATCCAAAGCTACGGAACCGGCGAGCAAAACGAAGAAGGCCTCAGCCGCTGGTACGACCTCCCGAAAGGCTACGGCCAGAAAGGGCACGGGTGGGCGGAAGTCCTCGAAAAGTGGGACTTGATCCAGCTTGACCTGCACCAGATCTACCGGATCGACCTGGACGACCGGGCGCTGCTGAGGTCCCGGCGGTGGAGCTGGCTACGTCTCCGCATTCAAGGCCTCATGACTGAGCCGGAGTCCCGGCTGTGTCGGGCCCTCAATCCTGAGAAAACGGAAGGGGGCCGGAGTCGTGGCACTCACGGTAGGTGAGATCGAAGGAGTCATCGGTGTCGACGACTCCAAAGTCGACTCAGGCCTGAACCGGGCAGAGGGGAAGTTCAAGCGGTTCGCAAAGACAGCGGCGGTGATCGGCGCCGCTGCCGGCGCAGCGCTCGGGATCGCCCTCGCCGGCGCGATGGACATCGAGGCGGGCAACGACAAGTTGGCAGCACAGCTTGGGCTGACGGTGGCGGAGTCCGAACGGATCGGTGCTGTCGCTGGTTCGCTGTACGCCAACGCCTACGGCGGCAGCATGGAGGAAGTCAACACCGCAGTCGGCGCGGTGATCTCCTCCATCAAGGGCATGCGTAGCGCCACCTCCAGTGATGTCGAGGCGATGACGGCGAAGGTGCTGGATTTCGCCACGGCCTTCGAGGTCGACGTGGCGCGGGCGTCGCAGGTCGCCGGGCAGATGATCACGTCCGGGATCGCCAAAGACGGCGTGCACGCGATGGACCTGTTGTTCGCGTCGATGCAGAAGGTGCCGACCGCGGTGCGGGAGGACCTGCTCGACGCGATCGACGAGTACGGCCCGTTCATGGAGGCCGTGGGCATCAAGGGCGAGCAGGCCATGGGGCTGCTGGTCAAGGCCTCCGAGAAGGGCATGTTCGGCATCGACAAAACCGGTGACGCGATCAAGGAGTTCGGGATCCGCGCCACCGACATGTCGAAGGCCTCGGCCGCCGGTTACGAGGCTCTCGGCATGTCCCAGGAGGAGATGACGGGCAAGCTACTCGCTGGTGGGGACACTGCGAAGACTGCGTTCAACACGATCATCACTGGCCTCCAGGGCATCAAGGACCCCACCGAGCAGAGCACGGCGGCGCTGGCTCTGTTCGGCACGCCGCTCGAAGACCTCAGCGTGTCCGAGATCCCGAAGTTCCTCGGGTCCCTCTCCTCAGCAGAGACCGCGCTCGGCGATGTCGCTGGCGCTTCGGAGCGCGCGGGGCAGACGCTCAACGACAACGCCACAACGAACCTCACGTCATTTGGCCGGCAGGCGAAGCAGGCGTTCGTCACGATCGTCGGCGGCATGGTGCTGCCGATCGTCACCAACGTCGCGAGGTTTCTGGCGACCATGTTCGGGCCCGCGCTGCAGGCGGTGGGCGCGGTCCTCACCGGCACGGTGATCCCTGCGGTTCAGCGGTTCGGGCAGTTCATCGCCGACAACCAAGTCCCCATCACGATCATCGGGGCCCTGATCGCCGCGGTGTTCATCCCGCACCTGATCGCGCTGGGCGTCCAGTCGACCATCGCCGCGGCTCGCAGTGTCGCCGCCTGGGTTGCGATGAAGGCCCAGGCTATCGCCGGGGCCGCGGCCCACTCGATCGCGATCCTGGGGATGATCGGCAAGTGGCTGCTGCTCGGCGCACAGGCTGTTTTGCACGCGGGCATCGTGGCCGGGGCGTGGCTGCTGTCGACCGGTGCTGCTGCGGCGACGGCTCTCGCCACGATGGTCGCGACCTCGGCCGCGTTCGTCGCGAAATGGGTGCTGATGGGCGCGCAGGCACTGATTCAGGCCGCCCGCATGGCCGCGGCCTGGCTCATCGCGATGGGCCCTGTGGGGTGGGTCATCGCCGCCGTGATCGGGCTCGTAGCGCTGATCGTCGCGAACTGGGACACCATCGTCCGTGTCACCACGGCAGCGTGGAACGCGGTGTGGAAATGGGTGTCCGACAGGGTCACGGCCATCGTGAATTGGGTGCGCAGCGGCATTCAAAAGGTGGTGGATTTCTTCGGCTGGCTGGGCTCCCTGCCGGGTAAGGTCGCCGCCTGGTTCGGTGAGGTCCGGGCCTCAGCGATCGCCAAACTGGGTGAGCTGGTCGCCTGGGTGCGTGGCCTGCCGGGCCGGATCCTCGAAGCGGTCGGCAACCTCGGCTCCCTGCTCTTCAACAAGGGCAAGGAGATCATCCAGGGGCTCATCGACGGCATCAAGAACATGATCGGCTCCGTCGGGTCGGCGATCTCCAGCGTCGCAGGAACCATCGCCGACTTCCTGCCCGGCTCGCCGGTGAAGAAGGGTCCGCTTCGGGTCCTCAACAACGGCTACGCGGGTGGGCAGATCTCGAAGATGCTCGCTGCCGGAATCGACATGGGCATACCCAATGTGGTGCGGGCGGCTCAGCGTGTCGCCGCCACCGTGAAATCCCCGATGCAGCGGGCTGCGGCCGAGATCCTCAAGCACGTCAAGGGCGGGGGGAAGTTGTTCGAGGACTTCTCGTTCTACGGCAACAGCCAGAACGTGCGGGGCTTGAACGACCAGATCTCGAATCGGTTCTCCTCCACTGGCCAGGACTTCACCCGGGGCAACGTGGAGAAGTTCCTGAAGGGGATCACCGTGGAACGCCTCGAGGTGAAGGCGTTCAGTGACCAGTTCAGGTTGTCGCAGGTACAGAACGAGCTCGCGATGAACGGGGTGGCGTGATGGCCCTGATCGAAGGCCAGGTGTCAGTACGCGACTTGGTGATGGGCCGCGGCACCCAGTACAAGGTGTTGGAGTTCAACCCGTGGGCCCGCACAGCCAGGGCGGATCAGGCCGGGGCGAGAGCGTGGAATCACGGCTCGTGGTCGGGTGTGGAGTGGGCGACTGAGGTCGCTGTTCCTCTGCGGGTACAGGTGCTGGGTACGGACGCGGCATCGTGGATGGCACTGCATCAGGATTTGTCTGCGGCGTTCCGGCCGGTCGGGGAGTCGACCCTGGACGTTGAGCTGCGGTGGATGCTCGGCGGCGTCGAGTACGTGATGTTCGGCCGACCGCGCATGGTCGAGCCGGAGGCGTCGATGCTCGGCACTGGCCTGGTGTACACCAAGGCCGCGTTCGTCGCGCTGGATCCGTTCATCTACGCCGGGGCCGAGACCGTGGTGACTGCCCTCGGGCTGCCGACGTTCACGGGTGGGTTGACGATCCCTCCGGCCGCGACTCTGAACACCAACGACGGTTTCGAGGTCGACACCGCCGGATGGTTCGCGAGTGGTGGAACCCTGGCCCGCTCGACCGCCCAGGCGATGGAAGGTGCCGCGTCGGGCCTGGCCACCCCGGATGGTGTCGCGGCGACCGGGGTGTACGGCATCTCGTCGGCCGATGCGCCAGCGGTCACCGAGGGCCGGTCCTACCGGTGGACGGCGTGGGTGTATTCGCCGAACGGCTGGTCGGCAATGCGTCCCGTCATTCGCTGGCTGGACGGCACCGGCACGCAGGTCACCCAGGTCGAAGGCGCCGATGTTGACGTTCCTGCCGGGGTGTGGACTCGACTGCGGTTGTCCGCTACCGCCCCGGCCGGTGCTGTGTCGGCCTCGGGGAGGGTGTGGCAGCGGCTCACCCCGACCGCGGCTGATGTGTTCTACATCGACGGCGCACGGTTCGTCGATGACGCGGCGGCCGGATTGACGGTTCCGTTCACTGTGGACGGTGTGGCGGCTGACGGTTTCGTCGTCATCACCAACTCCGGTAAAGCCGAGACCGGGCTGTTCCTACGGATCGACGGCCCGGTGCCATCCCCATCCGTGACGTTGGTGCGCGCGGACGGATCGTTCCAGCGGCTGACGTTCGACCTCGAACTGACCACGGGCCAGTGGCTCGATGTGGACACCGCGAACCGGGTCGTGCTGCTCAACGGCACCACATCGCGCCGGGGCCAGACCTCCGGCGACTGGCCGATTCTTCCGCCCGGGACGCACACCCTGCAGTGGTCCAGCCCCAACTACAACGACGTCGCCACGTTGAGCGGAAGTTTCCGCTCGGCGTGGCATTAGGAGGCAACGCATGGTTGACGTGGACCCGACCTGGATCAACGCCTCCGGAGGAGTACCGGCCTACGCCGCGAGCGAGCTGCGGCGCACCGAGGCCGTGCTCATGTTCGGTGGTGTGGCGGACCGTCTCGGCGCGCGGCAGGGCGTCCGGCCGGGTGCGGATGCGGTATCTCTGGCGGGCACGACGGTGACGGTGCACAACGTTCCGGCTGTGGTGTATCCGGCGGTCACATCGATCTCGGGTGCGTATCGGGTGGCGCTGCTGGAAACCAACCACGAGCTGAACCCCGCGGACGGGACGAACCCGCGCAAGGACATCGTCGTGTGCCAGGTGCAGGACCACGACGAGGATGCGTCCGGATTCCGCCGGGCGCGTAGCTTCGTCGTGGCAGGCACCCCTGGGGCGACCCCGGTCGAGCCCGAAGTGCCAGCCGGGTCGTTCCGGCTGGCGACGGTCACTGTGCCGCAGTCCGGTGGTGGAGGCGCGACGCTCGAGGTCAACACTCCGTTCGCGGTCGCGTCCGGCGGGGTGCTACCGGTGCGCACCGCGGGCGAGTTGCCCACGGACGGCCTGTACGAGGGCATGACGGCGTTCCAGCAGGATGGTGACAACCTGGTCATCTGGGACGGCGCGGCGTGGCAGCCCACCGCCTCCACCAAAGCACCCAACCAGCAGCGGTACACCGCGTCCACCACGTGGTCGAAGCCGCTCGGGTTGAAGTACGCGGTGGTGGAGGTGCAAGGCGGTGGCGGTGCTGGCGGCGGTGCGCAAGCCACAGGCGCGGGACAGTCCTCGGCAGGCGCGGGAGGACAAGGCGGGGCCTATGCCCGCACGACGTTCGCGGCGTCCGCGCTCGGCGCCAGCGAGCAGGTCACTGTGGGCGCCGGTGGCGGCGGGGTGTCCGGTGGCGGCGGCAACGCTGGCGGAACCTCCTCGTTCGGTGCGTCCGGGACGCTGGTGTCCGCGGCTGGCGGCGCCGGGGGTTCGGCGATCGCCACCTCCGCGTCCACGGGGTTCGGGCATGGCGCGGACTCCACGCAGGCGATCACCGGGCAGATCCAGATCCCCGGCGGTGGTGGTGGGCCCATGGGCCGTGGTGGCCTGCAGGGTTGTGTCGGTGGCATGGGCGGGCCGTCACAACTCGGCAAGGGCGGCGGCGGCAGGGGCGGCCCCAGCTCGACCGGGTTCGCCGGTAAGCAGTACGGCGGCGGTGGTGGTGGCGCGACCTGTGTGGAGAACTCCACCGCCCGGACCGGTGGTGCCGGCGGTGCTGGCATTGTGATCGTCACCGAGTACTTCTGATGGCCGCACCGGGCGCGAACGACCCCTCGAGTGTGTCGGGGCCGGTCGGGACACGGCTGATCATCCCGACGCATGTGTCGCCTGCAGGGGGGCAAACCACCCACCCGTCGGTGGTGCACATTCCCGGCGGGTGGAATGGGTTCGAGTACTGGATGGCGCACACCCCGTACCCGGGGGGGAACGACGATCACGAAGACCCCAACATCGTCTCCTCGGCGGACGGGGTCAGCTGGTTTGTGCCCGAAGGTCTGGTCAACCCGATCGACGACGCGGATGGGCAGCCGGAATACAACTCCGACGTCGATCTGCGTCTTCACCCCGACAACACGATGTACCTGTTCTGGCGGTTCTACGACGTCAACAGCACAGGCACAGAGGAGAAGCTCTACTACTCCACCAGCACCGACGGTGTCACCTGGGCCCCGAAGATCCAGTACTGGGTGTCCGACGCCGCCGCGCTGCGACTGCTGTCCCCATCCATGCTGTACGAGGACGGCCGCTGGATCATGTGGGCCGTCGACATCGTCCCCTCACCGAACCGTGTCGTGCGGCTCGAGGGCGGCGCGAACCCGGAAAGCGGCTGGACCGCACCCGCCACCGTCGACATGGGGCCGATGCAGACCGGCAAGGAGTCGTGGCACCTGTCGATCCACAAGGTCGAAGACTCCTACGTCGGGTTGCTCACCGACATCACCACCGACAGCGGGGGCCTCGACGGTGACAACCTGTTCATCGCCAGCCAAGACGGGCTGATCTTCACCAACTCCGGCACCACGGTCACCCCGCGGGTCCAGGTCGGGGAGCACGACAACCTCTACCGCGCCACGATGATCCTCGACACCGAAGGCGACGCCACCGGCTACCGGGTGTGGTACTCGGCGTGGCAGAACAACTCCCCGTCGATCTGGAACATCTTCAGGACGTTCCTCACTGCCGAGGTCGAGGCGGAGCCCGATCCGGATCCGGTGGAACCGGCGCGCCCCGATGTGGGTGTCGCGTCGGTGCGCCAGTCGGTGACGTGGCTGGGCTGCGACCTCGTTTCGGGACGCATCATCGCCGAGCTGCCCGAAATTCAGGGCTCGGTGTCGCGGGTTCTGGGTACGTACACCAGCCACGGGCTGAAGATGCCCATCCCCATCGCCGGGCCGGGATCGTTCTCCTGGCAGGGGCAGTCGCTGGCCCACATCTGGGAGCAGGCCACCGTCCCCGGGCAGACGATGATCGTGCCGGTCGTGAACGACGTACCCGCGGCGGCGTTCATCGTCCTCACCCGCAAGGGCGGCACCGGTGCGGAACTTCAGCTGGGCACCATCTCGCTCGAGGGCTACCTGGCCCGCCGCTACGTCGGCGACCACACCTGGGTAGGCCAGGACGAAGCGTCGGTGATCGCCGCCGGGCTGGTGGCCGACGCACAAACCGAGGGCATCGACCTGATCGTGGACGCCCCCGCCACCGGAACGCTGCGGGAGCGGGCCTACCAGCACACCGACGACGGCACCGTCTACCAACGCCTCACCGAACTGATGGACGTCCAGGGCGGGCCGGAGTGGACGATCGACGTCGACTGGAAGGACTCGACCCGGCGGGAGATCGCCAAGGTCTTCCGGATGCGTAAACGCATCGGCACCCCGTCCGCCAACCCGGACGCGGTGTTCACCACGGAGGGGTCCAGCCAGGCCACCTACGAGCACGCCGAGTCGTACGAAGACGGCAAGGGCGCCAACCACTTCCGCGCCACCGGTTCCGGCGAAGGCGAGGACCGGCCGGAGTCGTCGGAGATCGACGACATCCTGCCGGGGTGGCCGAGATGGGAACGGCGGTTCTCCCCGTCGTCGTCCATCAAGGACGTTGGTGTGCTAACGGACCACGCCGTCGCCAACCTCGGGCGCATGCGCGACGGCGCCAAGACGTGGGAGATCGCCGCCCGCTGGGACGCCTACCCCCGCCTCGGTCTCGACTGGCGGCTCGGCGACGACATCGGCTACGAGCTGACCGGGCACCGCCACCCGTTCGGCGTGACCGGAACCGCCCGCGCTATCGGCTGGGAGCTCGACATGCAGGCCGGAATTGTGAAGCCGATCCTGCTGGAGGTGGACTGATGGCACTGGGTGATGCCGCGTTCAGCAACGGCGACATCATGCGCCGGCTGCGGGAACTCGAAGCCACGGTTCGTGAGCTGCGGGGCGCCCGGCGTCTGGAGTCGTCCACGATCGGCGCGGGCGGTGTCCGCGTCAAGGGCGAGGGCGGCATCCGGCTGCAGAACGGCGGTGGCCTCACTGTCGAAGACGGTGGAGACATCGTCGTCGAGGGAGGCACGTTCCGCTCTATCGGACACGACCTCGCTGGTGTGAAGGTGGTCGGGAACGGCATCGACATCATCCCGCCGCCCACACCCACCGCCGTTGCCGGCGACGGGCGCCTGTTCGCGCAGAACATCGGTGAGTCGCTGTGGCTGGAGATCATCCCGCCGCGCGAACTCGGCACGACAGGTGACAACAGGATCATCCTCGGGGGACGAACTGAGGCCGATCCCGGGAACTTCTACGCGCGGTCCGCCGGGCCGGCCATGGTCGAGGCGGCCGGTGGTAGCGCGACGCTACAAGGCACGGGCGACGCGTTCGTGCGCAGCACCGGCGGTACTGCCTGGCTCGACGGTCAAGCAGGTGACGCCAATGTCCTCGCCAGCGGAGCCGTCTACGTCGACGGCAAGGGCGGGCAGGTAGTCGTCCATGCGGGCACGACCCTGTTCCTGAACGCCGATCAGCAGATCCAGCTGAACTCTGACGCGAACCAAGTCTTCATTACCCACGTATTGGACACAGCGCGAAGCGCGAACTGTTATATCGGTGAGACCGGGATCATCATTCGAACCTCGTCCTCACAGCGGTACAAGACCGATATTGAGGACGTGCAGGTAGATCCCCGCCAAGCGCTACGGCTGCGGCCACGCACCTGGAGGGACAAGGGCAAGGTCGAGGCCGATCCCGGCACCGACCAGTGGGGCGTTGGGTTCATTGCAGAAGAGGTCGACGGCATTGGGTTGGGAATCTTCGTCGACTACGACGAGGACGGTGTTCCCCAGTCCGTTGCCTACGACCGGTTATCCGTCGCTCTGCTGGAGATCGTCAAGGATCAAGATCGAAGGCTCAAGGATTTGGAGTTGCGAATGTCTGCACTCGACGATCGTTCAGCCGAACCGGAACCGGATGTTGAGACGACCGTGAAACCGAAACGAAAAGAAATGGGACGTACTGAGAATGTCGTACAGCCAACCGCAGGACATGGGGACTGGGCACCGTCAATACCGGGCGCGCATCGGAAAGGTCGGACTTGACGGCTTCGCCACGGAGATCGAATTCCGCCCCTTCACGCCGATGGGCGGAACCGCACCGGATGAGGCCACTTCGGATGCGGCCTTCCAAGCATTCGTTGACTTCGTGCACGGATCGACGGATTTCGAATTCCTCGACAACCCATCGGACATGTACCCGCCCCAAAAGTGGGAGACAGTCAAGCAGGAAGTCACCCCAACAGTCCCGTAGCGCCCCCCCGTACGCGCCTCGACGCCTTGGAGGCCACAGTGAACGCTGAAATCCTGCCGTGGCTCGGAGGAGTTGTCGCGGCCATCGCGATCCTCACCGCCGTGTCAAAGGTTGTGGCGAAGACAACCCGCGCGATCCGACGGGTGTGGCGGCCGTTCACCGATTTCCTGGAGGACTGGAGAGGCGAACCCGCCCGACCGGGTAGGGACAAGCAGCCCGGCGCGATGGAACGAATGCAGGCCATCGAGACCCGGGTCACCGCCAACACCGAACACCTCAGCGCCATGGATGACCGACTAGTTCGGGTGGAGGCCGAGTTCCGACCCAACGGCGGCTCGTCGTTGCGTGACTCCCTCAACCGAGTGGAGTCCTACGTCTCGCCGGAGGAGTCCTGACATGGCATGGTGCCCATTCGCGGTACACCGACCACTCTCGGAGAACCACACTCAAGGCGGCATCACGCCTCGCGCCGTCATCCTGCACACCGCATGGAGTGGTGCGTCATCGCTGTACGGGTTCTTCCAGAACAACTCGAACCTGGAGTCCCACTTCTACGTCGCGAACGACGGCACGATCGAGCAGTATATGGACACGGGGATCCGAGCGGACGCGAACAAGAACGCGAACGGGTTCGCGGTGTCGATCGAGACGCAGGATGACCGCGCGATCAAGTCGTGGAACTCGGCGCAACTGGATGCGCTGGTGCGTCTCGTCAAGTGGATCTGCGACACCCACGACATCCCGAAGCGCCGGATCGAGTCGGCGTACGGCAGTGGTATCGGCTGGCACGTGCAGTTCGGCGCACCCGGCCCGTGGACGCCCTCAGCGAAGACCTGTCCGGGCGGCCCGCGTATTGAGCAGGTCAAGAACCACATCATTCCCAGAGTTGCCGGAGGTGGCGGTGGCGCCGCACCAGGAGGAGATGACATGAGCGCAGCAGCAGAGCGCGACATCAACGCCGTTCACGCTGGGCTGTTCTACGGCTCGAGCGTGGGAGGAAAGGAATGGCCGTCGGTGCTGGCGATCCTCGCCGAGACCCAGCGGCGGGTCACCGTGAACACCAACCTGCTCGCCCGCAAGAACGGCATCGACGCCGGCGACGTCGCTGAGGCGCTCGCGCCGCAGCTGGCCGCCGTGCTGCTCCCTGACCTCGACGCTGTCATGCGCGAGGCCCTGGGCGCGGACAACGCGGGTCAAGCCGAAGCCATCATCACCGCCCTGTCGCAGCGACTGGCGGAGCAAACCACCGAGGAAGGACAGGAAGCATGAACTACTTCAAGGATCTCGCGGAGCGGGCGGTCGCGTCGTTCGCAGGCGGCGCACTGTCGGTCACTGGGCTGGACGCGGTCAACGTCCTGAACCTCGACTGGAAGGCCGCGCTCGGCGTGGGTGGTGGCGCCGCGCTGGTGTCGCTGCTGAAGGCCCTCGCCGCGCGCCGTGTCGGCGACCCGGAGAGTGCGTCGCTGGCCAAGTAGAACTGGGCCGCTGCCCCTACCTCGGCGGCCCACAGAGAAGCCCCCCGCTCCCGTCCTGATGGATGGTTGAGCGGGGGGCTTCCTTTGCGTGCGGGGGGTCAGGCGCTGCAGAGTCGGAACTCGCGCGGCTCCTCGAGCACGTCGCCGTCGTTTTCGATGTGGGCGG